TACGCTACTGACCCCTATTTAACGTTTCCCAACGCATTTTTAACATTTGCAAACATTTTGTGGCACGGTTTTTGCTGGGTCGCCACTTTACCGTTTTTTAACATTTGGCGCAACACTTTGGCACGGTTTTTGCTAAGGCACAGATTTAACAAAAGATAACAGACTTGGCACGGTTTTTGTTATGCGTGTGCGCCCGTGAAAATGTTTCACGTGGAACACTGCCACACCGATGCACAAAATAAAATGTTTCACGTGGAACACATTGTTAAACAAAGTTAAAAGAATAATTTAACACAAAATAACACGCCAACCGCTTGCACGTTCAAAACAAATGCTTAACTTTGCAGCAAGTTAAACAATTAAATACATTGAGTTATGAATAACGTAAAATCATTAAGCGAAAACATTGCAAAGGCTGTTAGCGAAACAACAAAGCACGTAGAATTTTTTGGCGGATGCTTATCCCGAAATCCGTACAAACTTGCAAACTATTGCAGAAACTTTGCAAGTAGTACACCATTCGTTAGGTACGGTTTGCGAATTGTCCGAAATGCAAGAAAAGGTACACAAACAAACCGTGTCAAAGTTTGAGTTAGAAAAGGCTTGCAAAAATCAAGCATACGATTTTATAATGACTGAAAAGTTAATCGGTCGTTTCGGGTTGTTCGGGCATTGTTACCCCGTTGAAACATACCTAAACAAAACGGGGCTTGATATTTTGGAAAAGCACGAAAACAAGTAACAAGAAAAGCACAAAGAAAAGGCGGTAACAATCAAGTTGCCGCCTTTCTTTTTGTCCTGCCTTGCAATTACTCAATATAAACACCGACAGACAAAGCCGCATATATCATTTCTTGTTCCTCTGTCAGCATTTCGGCGGTGGAGATATGTGTAACATCATCGAACACGTTAAACCCTCTGAAATCGCCTAAAATGCCCGTTTGTCTGTCATTGTTTCGCCCGCCCGTTGCGCTCTCGTACCACTTGCAATAGATGTAAGGTTCTAAACCGTAATATAACATTTCGTTCCAATCATCACCGCCAACGGTTTTAACTTGTGTGCTTGGTGAAAGGTATATTATTTCGCTGCTTGGCTCTGTTTCCTCAACTTGAAATACAACGCCGTCACAACTCAAAAGCGCAACCCCGTTGCCCGTTACCACGTTTATAACGTACTGCAAAGCTATCGTTTTGCCTGCGTAATCGGTATTGAGGTTTACAAAGCCTGCAAACGGCAAAAAGAGTTGTATTTCGCTTTCGTAGTCGGTGTTGTCCTCATTGTGCGCTGGTACTACCGCCGTACCGAAATCCAGCGTTATTTTGTCTTGCGCTGGTTGCTGGCACGAAACGCCCGTATTAAAGTTACCGCATCTTATTACATCAGTGCTAAACGGCGTTATATCCGTGTAAATTCTTTTGATACGGTTAACATACTCGCCTAAATCCACATTTTCGCCGCCGTCCGTGAAATAACGCTTTGCGGCAAATTCTTTCAGATTATCAAGCGTTACAAGATACACGTTAATAGAGCCGTATTGTTTGCCAACCACCTCAACGGGAAAACACTCGCCCACTATATTAACCCGACTATAATCACCGCTATTTGCCAGCTGGTACGAAATTGTAGCCTTTCTCTTGTCGCCCGAAATCGTAAACGGGGTTTTAGTTTCCCGTCCGCCTATCCTTGTCGTAACGCTTAAATAGGTCGTTCCGTCCGTGTGAAATTCAGTGTTTGGGTTTGCATCAAGTTCCACCGTTATAAGGCTGTCAAAGTCCACATAATCGGGTAACGGGTCTTTGCTCGTGCAATTCGTCAGCGACTTTGTAAGCGGCAAAGTACGTATATATGTACCCGTAACCGTAACCGAATAATCGCCGCCCAAATCAGTAATAACGGCGGTGGCCGTCACTCGTGTTGACGTGCTTTTTACCGGCATATCTTGCGTTATCGGCTCGCCGCCCGTGTTGGTGTAATGCACTTGCGGTTTATCAAGTCTTGCTTTAATATAAGACGGTGTTTTTACGGTTATGGTAAGCGTTTCGCCGTCCCACTCGTGGTTTTCTTCTGTCCCGTCTATGTTGTTAGTAACAACGGGTGTATTAACATCTAAATCGGTTTTTGTATCATTCAGTGTCATTGTCGTTGCCTTTTAATGTTACCATAATAATGCCGCCCGTTTCATTGAGTAAGCCCGTTTCAGAAAACGGTACTTTCTCGAAATTCGGGGTGCGCTTGTAAATCGTTTCACGGTTTGAAATATACGGGTCGGGGTTGTCGCTTTCAGTAACACGCCCCGTTGCCGCCAAAATCTCGATTTCGTATGTTTTAAGCACGTCCACACGCAACGTAAGTTCGTAGGCGTTGTTTCCCTCAAAACTTACCCTATCCACGAAATAATAACGCCCTAAATCGGGTATATAGCAATAATTGAAAGTCGGTCGGGGCTGCTTTCGTAGTGTTACGGTCGGGCGCAACACATCGAAAGTTTGCCGCAAATCGCCTGCAATCGCCGTAAACTCGCCCAACTGCTTGTTTATCGTGTTGGGGTGTCCGTTGTATGAATAAAAGTTTATCGTTGTCATATCGGTAAAGAAAAAGGCGGTGCGGTGCGCTTTCAACTGCACCCACACCGCCCAAAGTTAAACAATCTAATACCTATCAATTACTTGATAAAGAATACTACAAAGTTTTCGTTTGTGTCGTTGAAATACCCTGCATCAAACTTGTAATAATTGTTGAAAAACTCGGCTTTTGCATTGTAGTTGGTTGTTACACGTCTGTCAAGATTGCAAACGCCCAACGCATCACGGTCGAACATCACGCCCAACACGCCCGTAATTTCAACGGCTTTGCCGCCGCTTTCCTTGACGTTAATATGTCCCGTGCTGGCAAAATCGTAGTTCTTTCCGCTGCCCTGCCAAAAAGGTACGGTTTCGGCTTGCGGCAAAAGAACATCACCACGGTTAAACGTGTCGGAATAAAGATAGGTTTGCGCTGCCTTTGCAAAGTCGGACAAAAGTACAACGTGTAACATATCTTTCGGGGTAAACCGTTCTTTGCCGCCAACATTGAACACGGTCGAAATGCTTTGCAGGCGGTCTGCATACGTACCCATTACGTAAGACGCAAAGCGGATAAAGTCGGGGTCGGTGATAGCCTTTGCCGCTGTCAGTGCGTTGGGGTTCGGGGTCGGTTCACCATCGCCCGTTGCAGGTGTTGCAGGAAAATACTTGTCATTGTACAATTTCAGCAAGTTTACACAACGTGCCGTGCTTGCGCTTGCAAGGTCTGCCGTTGCTCCAAACGCTTGCGCATCAGCTAACACGGTTTCCGCAATCATGTTGTTAATTGTACGCATGATTAAAGCGTCTGCCTTGATAGTCATAGACTTTTCAACGGCTGCATAAATCATCGAAATAAAGCCGTTAAGTTGTGCGGCGTTGATAAAACTTTCCTTAACCTGCCTTTCGGTGATTGATACGGGCACTTCAAACGTAACCTTGCTATTGAAAAATTTGGCGGTTACGGTCGGTTTGTGGAAAACATCCTGCTTGTATTCTGTTCCGTCCTCCAAATCCCACGTGTCGTTTTCCTCGGCTTCGGGAACATCGGCACTTATTTTTTCCAATACGCTGCCAAACTCCCACGCATCCATTAAAACGCTCGGCACTTTGCCCGCATAAGGTCGGTTTACGAAAATCACCTTGCCGATATGGTTTACAAGTGATTTAACGTAATTATCCACGGCATTTTGATTGAACACTTCTTTGCCCAAATCCACAATGCCCGTCAAATCCTCGGTTACAATGTCAGTCTTTCCCAACACTTCACCCGATACTTTGTTAATAAGCGTGTAAATCTGTTTTACATCCATATTGCTAAAAATTAAATTAGTTATTCGTAAATACTCGTTGTTAATTCTCTTACAAGTGCAAAGATAATGTTTTTTCTCCAATTATCACGCCTTAACTGCAATTCTTTTGCAATTTCACTTGAAATTGATTTGCTTGCGCCCGTTCCTTTGCTGGTTTCGGTTGTTTGGCGTTCCTCTGTGCGGTTTCTCTCATCGTTTGCGGTCTTTCGGTCGCTGTCTGAAAAATCGGTGTCATTAAACGCCTTGTTTGCGCCCGTTTCGGTGTTGTCGGTGCTTTCCTGCAAAGTTACGGTTTCCGTCCGTTCAATTTGCCCCGTGACGGGTGTCAGTACATCGTAATCGGCAAGCATCGCCGCCGCTTCACGTTCCCACCCCTGCACGTTCACGGCAATAACCGCCGAAACAACATCACTTGCGTTGTCGCTGGTTATGCTGCTTACAACGGTCTTGCCGCCGTACATCAGTAAGGCGTAAGCGTCTAACTTGGTCGGGTCGGTATCGCCGAAAATTGCGGCGTACTCTGTCGGGTATTCAGTTTTGAAAACCGCCTGGAATATCCCGTTACCCTTTGTAAATAGTTCGCTGTATTTCATTGTTTATCGTCTTTGTTTTCTTCTGTTTCTTCTGTTTGTTCCGTTTCGGTGTCGTTCCCGTCCGTTTCTTTGGTTTCCTCTGTTTCGGTCGTTTCGGTTTGTTCCGTTTCCGTTTCTGTCGTTTCCGTGTCGTTTCCGTCCGTTCCCGTTGTTTCTTGGGTTTCCTCTGTCGGGTCGGGTTCGTCTGTCGGGTCGGGGTTTTCCTTTGCCGTTTCCAAATCAGCCGCCAAAGCGTTGTAATTATCCCTTTCCAGACCCCAACTTGAATCAAGTTTAACCGAAATTTCGGTGTCGAACATTTCGTTAATTTTCTCAACTGCATTTTGTCTTTCTTTTAGCATATTATCCACATACGGCAAAAGTACGTCCACATTCATAGATACCTCGCCCAAATTAAGGCGTTCACGCTTCATATTATAATTTGCGTTTAACCCCAATTCGTTGTACATACTGGCTTTGTAGTATTGTATCAGTTCAATAAGTTGCGTAATATAAACGCTGTTTGTGGTCGGTGCGGTCTGCATATTTACGCCTTTGAAGAAAGCGTTTTCCCCGATAATTGAAAACTCGCCGTTTTCTATCTTGCACAAAAATTCCTCGGCACTCTGTTTCGTCTTGTCATCGCTGGCACTTATCAGCATCGTAATACGGGTTAAAATGCTGGCGGTGTTCAACGAAATAAGCCCGTCAGTATGCAAGACGGCATAACGCCCTATCAGCGGCAAAAGGCTTTCGCCGTTGCTGTCATTCTCAATCAAAACCCCGTCTTTCTGAATATCGTAGGTTTTGGAAAGTTTTAACGCTGGGTTCGCCACGGTGTAAAGCGTTGCCCGTCCGTAAACATCGGGTTCGCCGCCTTTGCCTCCCGAAAGCGCATACAAAATCCCATCCACGCTGGTAACAAAGGCGTTTCCCGTGGTCTGCAAAAGCCGCTCCAATTCTTTTTGCGGTATGCTGTCGGGCAAACCCTCATACGCAAACATACTTTGAGTTTTCGCCAACGTGTTTGCCATAAATTCAGTGACGGCGGTGTCTTTGTCACGTATTTGCGCTTGGTACAACTTGTAAATGTTATCTTTCCTTTTCATTTGTCAAAACTTTAATAAGGGTTGTAAGTTCGGCTAACACTTTCGTGTTTTCCTCAATCGTGTCCTTGAGGTGTTCCGTTTCTTCTTGGTGCGCCTGCCTTTGTTTCACCATATACCAAAACAACGCCCCACACATCACAATCGGAAAACCCAAACTTGAAATGATTTGAATAATAGTATTTGCGTCCATATCGTTATAATTTAGTTACTACTTGCAAAGATATGCATTTATTTCGTAAAACGGTCGGTTTGGCACGAAATTTGCACCAAACCGCCCGTAATTTTCATTTCAGCGAAACAATGTTTGTCTTTGCGCTCGTAATTAAATAATTGCGTACTATTTCGCCGACTTCGTTGTCTTGATAGAAAACTTTGTCTATTGCGAAAAACCGTGTCACTTGCTGCTCCACATACGTGGCGGTGCTTAACAACTTGCGTTTGTAGTTCGGTTTGCCGTTCATTTCCAGCGAATAAATAAGGCTGTTTTCCTCATCTTTTATCGGGGTTGTCTTTGCGTGTATGTACGTGAAACACTCGTTACCCACTTGGATAATGTTGCCTTGTAACACTACATCGTTAAACTTGATATAGTACACAAACAACACGTCTTGCGGCTTGTACTTACACGGCAAATGCGGATATACGGCAAGTTCCCACTTACCGCCCGTAATCATCTGCAAATTTTGATTGTCAAAACAAAAGTATTTGTTACTTGCTTTGTGCTGTACTATCGTGCTGCAATACTCAACCGCCACGATTGCGCCGTGTTCGCCAAATCTGTATATATCTATCGTTCCCTGCTCCATGAAAGGCACTTGCTTCAATCCCATTTCAGTAAAGTACGGGCAAAACTTGTTTACCGTGTTCCCCAGCATAAAAACCTTAACATCGTTGCGCTGGCGTATTATCGTACTCAAAAGGTTCATAAACAACATAAACTCATCGGGCAAATAATACCGCCGTGTCAAAAACTCGTCAAAGACTATCGTTGTGACATTCGGGTAACTGCTGCTTTTTTCGTGTTCCTGCTCTGAAAGGCAAAACCCGTAACAAAACGGGGTCGGGTCGGGTGTCCGCTTGTTTTTCTCCGCATCGTAGTAAGATAAAAACCATTTGTTCGACATATAGAACACTTCATTAAATTTTCCGTCTGTCAGTTCCTCAATAAGCCCGTTTGCCACGTGATTTGCAAACAGACTTTCGGCACGTTTGCCCCGTAAATCCTCACGCCATCGGCGTATATACGCCATTTGCTTGCCCGTCTTGATATAGTTTTCCAAACCATATTGTAAGGAGGCATAAGTCTTGCCGTTTGACCTTTCGCCGAATATCACGTTATAATCGGCGTTCTTGCTTAAAATCGCTTTCAAGTCGTAAAATTTCGGCTGGTCTGCCTTTGTCTTTCTTGTTGTCATAATCGTTTATTTTAGTCCTTAAATTTAATACCTCGCAAATAGTTTATGTACATAACCGAAAGGGAAAGGCTGTACCCCGTTGGCTCTAAATGTACGCCCGTGCGTTCGTTGTAGTGCGCCGTGCTGCCTTTGTAGTCGGTTATCTCGCCTTGTATCTCGTAGTCAATGTATGTATGTATGTTTTTGCCCGTTGCTTGCGGTGGAATATCCAGATAATTAGTGAACGCATCGAATATCCCGTTTGCGCCGTACTTTTCAATAAGATAGGGTATCGCCGCCTTTTTGTTTACGCCCGAAACGGTTAAACTAAAATCGTATGCCCGTCCGCCTGCTTTCAGTGCGTTCGGTTCTTGCACCATATAGCGTTTAGCCCCTAAAGTCTTAAACCTTGTATAAGTCCCTTCAAAGTCCCAAACGCCCAGAGTCTTTGTTATGCCTTTTATCGTTTTCGGCTCGCAAAGCGAAAACGGCAAACCGTGGTATTTGCAGGCTGCACGCAATTTCATTTGCACCTGCATATTATACGCCTTGAAATATGCTTCGTGCGCCTTGCCGTTCATTATTTTAATGCTGTCGGTGTCGCTGTATATGTAGTCGTCTTTCGCTTCGTGTATGCCCGTGAAAAGGTTGCGCCGTGCGTATGCGGTTACGAAAATGCCCCACGGGTAAAACAAAAAACGGTTCTTGCTGGTGTTGTACTTGTATAAAAGTTCTTGTTTTTGTTCGGCTGTCATTGAGTTAATATCCCATTCGCCGTTATATGTAAACTCATCACGCAAAGGGTTGGTAACACTCATACCGTAACAACTGTTTAACATTTCCTTGCTGTTTAGGTACTCCACTTCTTTGCCCTCAACGCCTTTTAATTTCGTCTTGCTTTCGTACAAATGCAGGATAGACTTTACAAACGGTGTCGGCAAATAGTCTTTCTTGTAACAATACATTTCGCCCACTCGCATACTTTCCCACGTGTAAAAGTTTTTGATTATATTAAAGTCAACATCGGTTATTGTCAGTGCTATTTTTGAAGCCGCCACGATACGCCCGTTATTCTCACACGGGTTTTCTTTCACAAAACATTTGCTTGCGCTTATCGGGTTGTCTTGTGTTTCGCTGGCAAATATTTTGGTAAACTCAATATCGAACACGCAACAATACTTTGATATTAAAAACTCGAATTGCGCCATACTCTTGGGATGCACTGCAACGCCTTGCGACATCGGGTATTTTTCCGCTATCATTACATAAGGGTAACTGCTTGTGAAGTCGTAACTATCCACGTCATACATTATTTCGTCTGTATATTCGGCGTTTGCGTGTGTAAATCCTCCAGCAAAGGCACGTTGCAGCATATTAAATTCATTCATACCCGTAATTTGTAGTTCCCCCATAAGGCGTACATACTCCCAATTAGGTACGGTCTTTCCTGCATCGCTTTTTTCACGCAAACAATGCGCACGGCAATACTTGCGCACAAACCCCGTCTTTGTTATCGGTATGTGCGTTATCCCTTTGCTTTCCTCGATACGTTCTTGTATGTAGCACATCACGACTTTAATATCGTTTATGCAATAATGTATTTCCGCATCAGTCAGCGGCGTTTCGCTGTGCCTTATTTGCTGGTAGTCCAAATCGCCCACGGCTTTTGCACACTTGTATTTCATAAGTTGTTCGCCCAACTTTGCAAGCGAATAACCCGAAAGTAAGTAACTACATCTAAACTCAATGTTGCCCGTTGTTATCGCATAAATCGGTTTGCGCAAATCAATACTGAAAACCCGTTGCCACTCAAACCACTTGCGCAAAAATTGAAATTCATAAGAAAGGTTATGCACATACACAATAAGGCGTAATTTGTCATTCAGTTGCAAAACCTCGCTTACGGTCTGCATCATCGTGACAAACTCGCCCCACGTGCGCCCCATTATAGTATATCCGTTTATGCCAAACTGCCAAACGTATATTATAGCGGCTTTCTCTAATTTCGCCTTGCGCCCGTTGCTGTCCTGCATACGTTGCACTTGCTCGTATGTGTACGCCCGTCCGTCCGTATCACGGTAAAAACTTGTAGTTTCAATATCAAAGGAGCACGGTATGTTGTAAAACCTTTCGCCCTTGCTGTTTCCGATAATGTTTTTTTCGTTTACGGCACGTTGCAAGACGCTTGTTATTTCTGTCGGGCTGTTTATTCTTTCTTGTAACTCAAAAGGTATTTTTTTCATAACCCGAATTTATTAAAACCTTGTAGTATTCGGTCTATATCATCATCTATTTTGTTTGCCGCTTCATTTGCGGCTCTCTCTATTTCGTCATCAATCGCCCGTGAAATGCTTTCGGCTTCGCTCTCTATTTGGGTGCTTATATCCCGTGCGCTTTGCGCCATTTCGCCCGTGAAATCCTTGTACCGCATCAAATAACGCTCCACGAAATCGTTATCTGAAACGCTGTTTAACTTGCCTTGCAGGTTTCTCGCCATAAGGTTGTACTCATCGGGCGTTAAATCGTACACACGTTGCAGGTGTTGCCCGTACTGCCTTGCACCTTGCGCCGTGCTGGTGGGCTGTCGTAAAAACGAAATCGCCTTGCCGTACTCAACTTTTAAGGCGTTCCAATCGTGCTTCATTGAAAACTTTGTGTACCCCTCTATATCGCCCTTGTTCAACGCTTGCACGGCTGGCGAAAGTTGTCCGCTTTGCTCTATATTCTGAATACGTCTGTTTGCCATTTGGAAAACACGTGCAATCTCTTTGCGCATTTCGGGGCTGCTTTCCACGGCTTGCAAAATCTCTCTCTTTAATTTTAGCCTGCTTGTTTTCGTATATACAGACGGCGAAAAATTAACTTTGATTTTTACCATAACGATATTATATTAAATAGGGGTTACAAACATTGCAACCCCTACAAAGTTAAACATAACTTTCCAAACTCTTACAAGTCCACGAACGAAATAGAGTAACACTTCTTGCCGTGGCTCTCATACTCGTAAATCGTGTACCCGACTTTGCCGTCTTTGATAGTTTGTACCGCCTCATCATCGGCGAGAATTTCACGCACGGTTTCGGCGGTGTGGCTTGGTAGGTTCATCAACCGTTTGTTTTCCTCATCAATAATTACGGGGCTGTCGCCTAATTGTGATTTGTGGACATAAAGCCCGTTAATCTTGTGTACAACATCTTTGCCACCCTCGTTTTCAGAGTTGAAAATATCGGCTAACTTGGTGTACTGAAAATCGGTTGTGTCAATGTCAAACGTGGTCTTGTTAAATTTACTTGCAAAACTTTTCATTGTAGTAATCTTTTAATTGTTAAACTTGGTGTTAATTGTTATTCGGATGTCTGTCCTTGCGGTTCGCCGTCAAACGGCAAATTCGGTTCGGGGTTTGATTGCGGCTTCAAATCCATAAGCCACGCACGAAAGCGGTTTATTTTCATAACCGCACGTTGGTTGCGGCAAACTTCGTTACACGCCATAAGGCGACCCAAAGCCGACAAAGCGGCAAACGAAAATTCGTCAAATGCGTTTCTTTTTTCTTCGTTCATTGTAGTAATCTTTTAATTGTTAAACTTATTTTGTCTTTGGAAACTTAACCGTTCCACCGTGATATATATACGTTGTATCGGCTGTTATTATTACTGCTTTGCCGCTGCTTGCGCTTTCACGTTGTACGCCGCACCCCTGCAATATTGCAGATAGAAACAACATCACACCGCAAACGGCAAAAATAGAAACACACATTGCAGCCTCTTTAATTGCTTCTTTCGGTTGCTCTTTGAAATGCTTTATTAACTCTTTCATATTTCAAATTGTTTAAGTAACACGTGCAAAGATACAACTTTTTTCTAACATACAAGCATAAGCGCACAAATTATTTTCGTTTTAACTTTTATTAACTCTTGGTGTTGTGTTCCACGTGAAACATTTTATTTTGTGCATCGGTGTGGCAGTGTTCCACGTGAAACATTTTCACGGGCGCACACGCATAACAAAAACCGTGCCAAGTCTGTTATCTTTTGTTAAATCTGTGCCTTAGCAAAAACCGTGCCAAAGTGTTGCGCCAAATGTTAAAAAACGGTAAAGTGGCGACCCAGCAAAAACCGTGCCACAAAATGTTTGCAAATGTTAAAAATGCGTTGGGAAACGTTAAATAGGGGTCAGTAGCGTA